ACTCAAAGTATTCTTGCTCTTTTTTTCTTGCTTCATAATGGTCATTACAATTGAAAAACCCAACTATTTCCATAAACCAGTTATTCCATCCACCGTTATTACGAATTACCTCATATAATTTACAATGATAATTAGTTGATTTATTATTTGTACAACTCTGTTTATGTGCGTGTTTTCTTTTCACAAAATTTGTTGTATGACCAACATATACATCTTTTACAGTAGGGTCTTTACAAGTAATTTTATAAATAATTGTATTCGAATAATCTATTTCCGTTTTTGGCATACCAATAAAACTATATAATAATTTTTATATACTTTTGTAATAATCTTAAATATAACGAGTGTAAATGATAAAAGGTATAAATGTATATAAAAAATACATACCATATACACCATATATTATGATAAGCCGAAACATACTCGTATCGACACTTGGTGGATGGACGGTTCTCGGATTTTATCGGGGAATACAGCATCACGACTATCTGCACAAGGAGAAGGTGGAGAACCATCGTCAAAAAATGGCTAAATATCAAGCCGATAAATTGCGTTATCCCGAGATTTACTGTGATGGCCCGCCCACTAAGCCCACGAAATATGTTCTCAGTAGTGTTGGATATGGATTCTACGGGTCCATATGTTATATCAACCCGGTTTTCACACCGTTGTATTTTGCGAAAGAATGTTATCGTGTCGAGACACTCATAAGAGGGTTCGATTGCGAAAAACCGAAAAAATATTATCAGACGTTAGAGTTATTCGACTGATTATGAGTAAATAATCTTAAAAATGTTTTAAAATTATCTTAAAATTGTCTTATGAACGGTATTTTCATTTTCTTCCGCTCGATTCATCCATGTCATCTTCTAATCTATCTTCTTCATCCGCTATTCTATGAGCTTCATACATTTCTTCCATGGTAATATGCGGTTGATAACCAATAATTTCTGAGGTGCTAATCCACGCATCTTCTCTGCAATCCGCATACATTTCATTACGACCACCAAAGACTACATATTTCGCACAAATATAGGGGGTCAATTTTTGATAACGAACCAATGTTCTCAATGATAAACAAGAATGTTTGATGTTCCATTCAATTGTTTTTGTATCATATGTATATGGATGATTACGAATATCTTTATCCGTCAATTTTGGGATATCGTTTGTTTTCTTTGTTTCGGACATATATATTTTACAACATAATAAAATATATATTTCATCGCACTAATATTTGATAATCCACCAAACACCATAGTTATATGGCCGAGTTTCATTCGCATCAACACTTGTTGTACTATTCGCGATTGTAGTAGCAACTGTAATACCTGTAGTGCTGTTATTCAAATTGTCCCAAGTTCTCGAACCAGCACTATCCGATGCTGGAAAACTGGGCGTTGTTCCGGAAGGTGCTCCGCCGCTCATATTAAAATCATCATTGATGGTATATTGTGAATGTTTATGGCCAGGGTCAGTGACTACCGAAGAAGCAGTGTGTGCGTGGGTTTGGGTAGCATGCGCTTGTGATGCGTTCAAAGCAGGACCTGAGTATGAACCGTTTGTTCCTGTTCCTCTTAAAAACGCACCTTGATAATTAGGAACATTGAAACTAGTATCATTTCCACCAAATGTAATACCAATTACCGCAAATAACGCAGCGTATTGTGTTTTACCATAGGAAACCCCATTGCATAATAGCCATCCATCAGGAGAAGTTCCCACAGTAAACGCCATGATACTACCCACAGGTGGAGCGATAGAAATATAATTGATTGTGTATTTTTGCGATGTATTCACACATCCACTAACATCTAAATTACTCAGAGGAGGAGTAATCATATTTATTGCTACATTTCCAGTATTTCTGTTATATATATCATTGGTTTTTTTTGGAGATCCATAGGTTTTCTTCTTCTAATTCAGGAACACTACCATTATGAGGTGATAAATGATAATTTAGTTTATTTGTATAATATAGATTTGTGTTCAAAGTAGCCTTTTTACGTCTGTTTGCGAACATTATATATATTGTCCTATATTTTTCGTAAATCTAATAAATCCACAAAATTGAATGAATTACCTGGCCCTACAAATAGTGAATATAACCTAACAAACAATGGAAAAGAAACACCGAATACTCATATTTGATACCGAAACGACGGATAAAATCCCCAAAGTGAAATCGGGGGAAATTGTATATATACACCAATATCCATATATCTTACAATTAAGCTTTGTTGTCTATAATACCTTTACAAAAGAGGTTGAAAAAAAACACGATTATTATATTAAAATACCATCCAACATAATCATAACCCCTTTTATCACTGAATTAACAGGCATAACAAATGAAATATGCGAAACAAAAGGTATTGATATCGTAGAAGCCATCAATATCTTTCACGATGAATATATGAAATGTGGTTGTATCATCGCTCATAACATTCAATTCGATATTCAGATGATAAATATAGAATTACAACGAAATAAAGAAATCATATTACAAAAATATCCATATTGTATGAATATATTCAATGCGATGTTTGAGCGTTTAAATGGAATCACCCATTATTGTACATTACGGCATGGTATCAATGTATGTAAAATCCAAGTGATGAGCAAAGAAAACAAACCATATAATAAATGGCCCAAATTATGTGAACTTTATAAACATTTATTCAACGAAGACCTACAAGGGTTTCATAATTCCTTATTCGATGTATCCGCATGTTTACGTTGTTATTTAAAAATGCGATTAAATATAGTTATGACCGACGAAGAGTTCACTCGTATTCATCAATAAAAATCAATAAAAAGAAAATTAGGACGAACACATTTCACATATTTCATCTTCTTCATAAAATTGTGAATTTGTATTATCCTTTTTTTCCGGTTCAATGGTAAATTGTTGAGCGTGATGACGACCTCTACGGCGTAAATAGTAAATGCCGGTTTTTAATCCTTTCGACCAAGAGTAGAAATGCATAGAAGTCAACATAGAATAATTAGGGTCTTCTAGCCATAAATTCAAACTTTGACTTTGACATATATAAGCACCTCGGTCAGCCGCCATATCAATTAAATGGCGCATCGGTATTTCCCATACCGTTTTATATTTATCACGAATATGTTGAGGAATGATTTCAATATGTTGAATACTACCATGGTTCGCAATTATATTATTCTTGATTTTTTCATTCCATAAATCCAATTCGATTAAATCGTTCATTAAATATTTATTGGCTAATATAAATTCGCCGGCTAACGTGCGACGATTATAAATATTACTCGTAATGGGTTCAATACATTCATTGAAACCTAATATTTGCGATGTAGATGCGGTTGGCATAGGTGCGACTAATAGCGAATTACGTAAACCAAACATTTTAATTTTCTCCTTTAAACCATCCCAATCATATCGTTGTTCTTGTTCATTTGGATTTACACCCCATAAATCAAATTGTAATATTCCTTGACTTGCGGGTGAACCATCAAATGTTTCATATGGACCTTCTTTGCGAGCCAATTCACACGATTTTTCTATCGCACCGTGATAAATCGTTTCGAATATTTGGCGATTGATTTGTTTGGCTTCTTCACTATGGAAAGGAATGTTCATAATCATAAATACATCGGCTAAACCTTGAACTCCAATACCAATAGGGCGATGGCGGAAATTACTACGTTCCGTTTTAGGAGTAGGATAAAAATTAATATCAATAATGCGGTTTAAATTTTCAGTAACGACACGAGTAATCTCGTGTAATTTGTGATAATCAAACACAATGGTTTCGCTAGAATTATCTACGAATGAAGGTAGAGCAATACTCGCCAAATTACATACGGCAGTTTCTTTATCATCTGAATATTCGATGATTTCGGTGCATTGTGATGTTATAATACCGTTAAATATACCAGCATTTCGTTTAGGTTCGGTAAAACAATAGGTGTCATCTATACGTCCTTCATCTACAATTTTTTCTATTTTTATAAATTGGTTCGCATTTCTGGTTGGTTTATTTAATGGATTTAATTTTAATCTTTTAGGTGAAAACCCTAATTCAATGAGTTGAACTAAATCGTTAGAAGTAATTAATAATCTATATAATGGTTGTGTAGCAAAATCTTTATACCCACCTTTTCCATCAGGTAAATGATTGAATCCTTTATCTCTACTTTTACTAATTTTTGGATTAATACCGCAGGTTTGTAACATGAATTTAATATTCAACAAAAAATCTTTATTGATAGAAGCCAATTGTAATTGTTGATTATTTTTATTATTTACAATACATCCATCTGCGTCGCAATAACCGGATAGCCACTCCATTTTATCATTTATTGAACATTTTAATGGAACAAAATATTTTTCTTCAATATCTAATGGTAGCTGTATCGTAATTCTATTATTATTTTCAGTTATATATCTATAATTCATATATTTTACTAATTCTTTCTTTTCATCATATAGATAGGAAATCGGTTTTTTTGTATATGATAAACCATTACATTGTGATTTATCTGTATTTTCATCATTTTTAAAATATTCAGTTTCAAAATCTATATGTCTTTTACAGAAATAATGCCCATCTAAACATTTATATTGACATCTAGATTCTTCCAAATTGTTATTAGAATATGTGCCATCTCCGCAAAAAAATCCATGCGTATATGAGTAATTCATTGTTTCCTTACCGTCTATAATTGGATAATTACTTTTTATGATTTTATCACCGATTTTTAAATCTTTTGCTTCTATCAATTCTTTTGATTTCTTTGAATAATTATTTTGAATAAAAAATTTATGATATTTGGTACAGGTTAATTTACAACCATCACTTATATATACATCAATTAATTCTTGATTTTCACCAGTTTTAAATATTTCAACCTCACTGAATTCTTCACCATTCCATACGTTTACTTTCTTTCCAACTAACGTTTGGATTTCAATATGCCCATTATCAGTTAAAATAGTAGTTTCTGGAGCAACACATAAATTTGAGGATTTTATAATTCCTACATTTTTTTGATTGGATTTTCTATTACAAGCATCTTTATATAGTAAATAAGGTGTGCCTGTTTCCATTTGAGCATCTAATACTTGAAACCATAATTCACGAGCTTTCACTGTTCTACGTCCTTTTCCTTGGGTTTCGTATTTGGTGTATAATGCGTTGAATTCTTCGCCATACACATCAGATAATCCAGGGCATTCATCAGGACACATTAATGTCCATGTTCCATCTGTCTTGATACGTTCCATAAACAAATCAGGAATCCATAATGCGTAGAAGAGGTCGCGCGCTTTTAATTCTTCATCTC